CATGACTGTAGCGAAGAGGCGCACCCCCCCTCTTTCGAAGGATAGTGTGGCCCCCTCAGATCAGTATCTGGGGAGAGAGCATACCTTCGTGAACGAATATCAACCCTGGAGATTGGAAACCTCGAGAATAGGGATAGGAGTTCAACAGTCCTTAGTTCAAATGTTATTCCGAAAGGAGTACATTAGTATTAAGTAAACTTAATATAATGATAACAAATTACTTAGGATGGTGATCTCTGTCCTATTTCAAGGATAGTATTTAATATCCATCATTTAAAGATCTCAATCACTATGAAATATAAAAAAACGAATTCGGCAGAAATGTCGATGATTTATCGAACACTCCAAACCGTTCTTAGTTTAGATATTCAAGTGAAATCTAAATTTAAACGTGCAATGGAACAATACTGAAAAGAAATAACTAATAGAATAAATTCTAGAGGAATATCTGATACAATATCATTTTCAAAGCAATTCTACAATCTCGCGGTAAAGCTAGCCGTGGGATCGAAGTTTGTGGCGCTCTCTATGACCAAATCTGACAAGTCGGGTTTTCCTTTATGTTTCCATAAGGTGAAACCTTTCTTATGTGGAAATGCTCTAGAGAAACGGGCTGGATTGACGATAGCAAAGCTATACATTTCAATCCTAGGCCCTATTGATTACTCTACTGAATCAATAACGAAACAGTATTCCGGATTCCAGGGACTTGGTTCACGTTGAACTAAATTTCTAAACGAATTCTCAAGAGAATTCAGAAAAGAAGTTAGTTCGCAAAGCCTTTCCTGACAACATGCCTGACGACAGTCTTCCAAAGTAGGTCCGAACGGACCAGCTCTTTGTACTAGTGTCTTAGACATGGTGGCGGTAAGAAATGATCCTAGAGTATGACAAAATCTCATGAATTATCTGTCCCTTACGGATACAGATCTCATGGAAGAAATTGAAACTCTAGCGATAGATATTCGCTCGAAATGTGTAACCGTTCCGGTATATCACTCCAAACTTGCATTTCTGCAAGAAGGTGGTGGTAAAACCAGGGTTATAGCAATCGGGGATTATCTTACTCAACAAGCTTTAACGCCAATATTTAAATTAACGATGAAGTTCTTGAGTACCCTTCCTACTGATGGAACTTACGATCAAGGTCATGCCCTTTCACGAGTGAAAGAAGCGATGAGATTGCGTAAGCCCATACATTGTCTTGACCTTAAATCGGCTACGGATAGATTCCCTTTGAAATATCAAGTGGATCTACTTGCGTCGATATTCGGTGAAGCAATCGGAAACGCTTGAGGAAAACTCTTGACAGATAGATCTTTCTATAGTCAAGGTAAATATGTCGAGTATGCAGTAGGACAACCAATGGGCTTTTTAAGCTCATGGAGTACTTTTGCTTTAACTCACCACGCGTTTATCCAGTACGCAGCAAGACGAGTTGGAATCACTTCCTTCTCGGATTACGTTGTATTAGGAGACGATGTGGCCATATTTAATACTAAAGTTGCCGTTAGGTATGCTAAACTATTGGCTCAAATCGGGGTACAAGTATCCCTACAAAAGACAATGGTTTGGCTACCGGGCTTCAGACAGTATCCAAGCGCAGAGTTCGCAAAGCGAATTATCTGGAATGAATATGACATCAGCCCTATACCTTATGACCTTCTGAAAATTTACGTAAGTAATCCTGTTAAGGAGTATTTTACCTTAAAGTTTTCATTAGAATCATTTGGT